AAAGAACTTAAAGCACGTGGAGCTGCTTGCACGGCAAACCCTGGTGCTAAGCTAGTAGCCAATGGAACCAAAGGATTATTTGGCGCTATCTCTCGTCCAGTTTGGAATCCTGCTCCTGCAGCAGCACTCCCGACAACATCTTTGAAAGACTGGGGCGCTAATTTGTTTAAAATAGGAGCGGCTTTTGCTGCAGCTTTATAAGGCCCTCCTCCTGTTATAAATTCTCCAGCTGTATCTATACCCCGTTCCCAAGCATTCTGAGGCTTAGTGAGCCCTCCACTATATTCATCAAACGCTTGCCCTACTAATTCTGAAGGGGATTGTAAAGGTTCGTATCCCATAAAGCCCCGTGCAGCATTCACCGGTAAATTTGCTACATCTCCTATGCCTGCAATGCCTTTAGCGACTGTTTTACCAGTGCGCGCTAGTGGTCTAGTAACCCAATCTTCAAATTCTTGAGTTTTTATCATCTCAGCCAATGTTTGAGGACGTTTTTCTATTTTCATAATGCGCCCCTGTCGCGTAAAATTTGACGTATGCGCTCTTTCTGATCTACTTCAGCAGAATCTATATTTCGTTCTTCACGACTTACTTCCCCAATTTCTTCCCCGAATAATATTTTACGCCATTTCACCAAATTATCTTCGTTTACTGAAAGACGTCCATTCTTGCCTATTTTAATAAATGGATTTTTATTTTCATAGCGGAACCATTCATGTTCGAATTTCTTGGGATCTCCTCCACGATCTAGCCACATTTGCAAAGCTTCCGTACGTTCTTTTTGCCCTTCAGCGCGTGCCTTTATAGCCCTGATAATCGCCTCAGTATCATTAGTTTCCTTAGGTTTAGCTCCAATAATTAATTTAGCTGCGGCATCAGTAGCACGACCATCTTTTTTCAGTGCTTCTAAATCCTCCACTAATGTATTTACTCTTCCATTAAAAGTATCCTGAGCTTCTACTGATTCTTTATTTATTCCCGCCAGTCGAGATGCCTTGAGTTTGCCAGCAGAATAATCACCTGTGAATAATTGAGGTATTAGTTTCTCTAATTCATCTGCTGTGTTCACTACATCAATAGCCCCTTGACCTTCATCACGTACTTTTTGTACATATTCGTCAGCTTTCTCGGCTCTTTTACCCTTTAATTTAGTGGCTTCTTTAATCCCAAGTTCACTAGTGTCAAATTGATCGTATCCTGTTTCTTGAGGTACTTGCATACCCAATCCACCATTTTGCATAGTGCCCATAGCTGGGGCACCCATAGAAGGAGCGCTTCCCATCCCCGCACCTACATTCTGTGCTTGGCTTCCCATTCCTGGAGTCACAAATCTACCTCCATTAGGATCGCCTTTATTAGGTATCCACTGTGGTTGTGGCAATGCCCCTAAAATACCAGGATCACTAATCCCAGCAGCTAACATCTCAGCAAGCCCACCACCTTTTTGTAAGATCTGTGAAGCAGTATGAGCTTGTTGCATTCTAACTTCTTGCTTCTGAGATTGTAAGTTTGTATTCTCCTGATCCCTAAACACCTTAGCCGCCTGCACATACGCATCTTTAGGCAACATCCCACTAGCAATCAATTGTCCTGCAATACCCGCAGTATTCATCTGACCAGGACGCACGCCTTCTTGTTCTAGCCTTTGCTGGTTGGCATTCCAAATATCACCTAATGAATCAAACATTTAAAACCACCTCGCTCCGCTACCGTATTGTTGGTTAGGCTGCCCATATCCACCGCCACCATAATTCATATTAAGTAATTGTTGGCCCACGCCACCTAGTCTAGTCAACATCCCAGATTGTCCTTCCATACCACCTATCCCTTGAGTGCCCCCCATTAGTGGCCCCATAAGCTCTAGCATTCCTCTTGCTTGACCTACATAAGGATTATTAGCAAATTGGCTATATCCACCAGCATTATTGAGCTCTTGTTGATTGAAGTTCTGGAATTGTTGGCCTGCACCATATTGTGCTTGCAATGACTGATCCCGTAAATTTAAAGCACGCATAGTATTTCTGTCTTGAAGAAATTCCTCTAAGCCCGTAACAGCTTGGAGCCTGTCAGTCTCATTTCTTCTAAGAAGATTTTGGAAACGATCGTTAGTATGAGTAGCATCTCTTGAGCCGGTTAAAGCACGTTTATCTGCGATTTTAGTGCCAATTGTATCAAAGCCTTGATTTAATTTCGCTTTGGCAGCTTCTCCACTCCCTTGGAATGGTTGCATATATTGTGCAAGCCCTTGAGGGCTGTAATCCGGATTCTCATTAGCATATAACGCCGCTATTTGCGAAGGCCGCATATCAGCTTGTACATTTTGAGCATGTAATGGTTGGTTTGGATTCATGGCTTGTAAGCGTGCAAGCGCTGAATTGTAACGTGGATCATCCGGCGTAATACCATATTGCGACAAAAGATTTTGTATCTGTGGATGTATAGCGGTATTAAGTACTGGTGCCATAGTTGCACTTATACCTTGCTGGGTACCTGGAGGAGCAGCGTAATAGCCACTTTTGCTCGTAGCTGGAGTTGGAGCTTTATTCTTACCAAAAGCCGAAAGAAGCCCTGATCCTACTGCGAGTCCTGGCCCTATAAAAGGAGCTGCGGCTGCTAACATAATTTACCTACCTAAAATGCACTTAATATTGCTTGTCTCCATTCCAGAGTACCAGCATTATCGATTAAAATATACTCAAAATTTTGATCTAACACTCTGTCATATATAGCATCTTGCCCTTGCACATCTGCAGAATTGGCTGGCGCTACTCTATCTGTTCTCAAACGCCCTTTAATATAAAACCCGCTTAAAGATCTAGAGAGATTTCTAACTTGCGCTTCTACTCTAGCGACTCTACGAATAGCTTCATCAAGAGTATTAAAACTCCCATCTAACGTATTAAAAGCAGCTGTATCGTTATTTAGCATGATTACCTCGGTGTAGTAGTACGTAGTTCTTCAAAGAATTTCTCAAACCTAAAGCCGGTTGTATTATTGAATGTGAATTGATATTGACGTTGACGCCCATTAGCGCGCGTTTCTACTTTCTGCGTCATATCAGTTATAGGATAAGGTCCGAATGTTCTCGCAGTTGGCATACCATCATATTCTTTGGTATAGATGAACATATTAAAGAGAGTGCTACCAGCGGGTACGGTCCCAATTGGTAATAAGGCAGTGCTCGGTATAATGCGAAGAATCTCTTGCATATATTCACCAGTATCTATAATCGAATAATTCGACGTTAAACTACCAGACATATTGCCGCCATTATCAGAATAATTACCAGCCGATTCATGCCGATAAAGGATGCCATTTATTGCGGGACTGCATTGCCCAAACGCCATGAACTGATCTCTGATTAAAATATCGGTTAATTCTTCTGAAGCAGTTCTAGAGAGCTGGCCATTGGTCCAATGACCCTCTTGCCAATTCCAGATTACATAATTATTAGGCTCTTCGGATCCATCAAAAGGTGCAAACCACCATACTTCATTAAAATCGATCGATTTGTGAATAAAGCTATGATAAAAAGTTGCATTACTTAAATTAGTAAAGAACCACTGATTAAGCGTATTATTAGGTATAACGGATACTATTGAACCATTGTAAATATAGAAATTACTACTACCTACCCACACCACATTATCTTGGACTGAATCTGCTGCTTGTGGCCCCAATAACCCATCTGAAGTCATGATATCTTCAAACATCCAAATATCAGGAAGTCCAACAAAAGTCATTTTATGAACGCTGCTTTCACTGAAAATTATGTTCTGCCCTTTGCAATATTCTCGGGTTAAAAGCCTCCCATAAGATAGTAAATTAGAAGAAAAAGCCTCAACAGCTGGATCGGTAGTGTCCCAATTAGTTATGTCATTAGTAGATTTAATATTGTTAACTACACCAGCTGCACCAAACGCCACTACTTGATCATCCATAACATCTACATAATTAACTGCTGTAGGTATACTCCCAGCAGTTTGTAAAACGGGAGCAGTCGCCACATTGCAAGCCCAAAGATATATACCAGACTGATTACCTGGAGTTAACACAATACTATCGTTATACTTCGCAAATGACCATATCCTAGGGGTAGCGGGGACCCCAGTAAAGACTTTCCCAGTACCATAAGTACCTAAGCCATATAAGCCACCCCCATAACCTAAAGCCTGACTAAAGGCACAAGTCCCGTCTGCAATTTGTCCTTGTACAGTCGTCGCAGCTCCCCCACCAGCAGCAGCGGCAGATGTAGCGAAGTTACCAGATGCGTCTGCAGTAGTAGAATAATAAGCGTAACTATTAACCCCAATAAATCTAACTATACTTTCTATATTCAAATCACCAGCTACAAAGCCCCCAAAAGCGACAGCTGCTAGAATCTTAACACGATTACCTTCTACAAATCCATGTGCTGCTTGTGCCACTGTTATAACTCGAGTAGCTAAAACTACCGCTGCACCTCCTCCTGTTGCAGTAGATGTGGCTACAGTCGCTGAAGGACTTTCATAAGTTATATTATTCCCAACAACGCTAGATATAGCAAACGTCCCATTAATATCGACTGCAGCTATACCACCAACTGCGCCTGCTACACCAGATACTAGAACAAAGTCCCCCATACGAGATACCGTCGCAACTCCACTCCCAATGGCAAGTGTGATTGTTTTTGTGTTTATAGTCGTTGTAACGGGATTATTAGCGAGCGGGTTTAGATAATTAGTACTTAAACTATTAGCAATAGCGGTAGTCGCTGTAACAAGAGGGGTGATATTGTATAAATTACCATTCTCGTAACTATAAAGACCCGTATTAGTACCAATTAGTACGTGTTCCACGCCTGTATTATCAATAAATGACCAAACATTGCGAGGTACGCCGGTTAAAGTCTGAGTATTGCCGTATACTACTGATTGCCATCCTCCGATTTTTTGAGGATAATTACGATAAAAGCGTATCTTATCCGCATCGGTCCATTGAAAAGTCGTATATGCATTGTCGTCTTTATCGACGCCTGGAGGAATGATAATCGGATTACGACGACTAGTAAGCATTATACGCCTGTGAATATAAAGTAATTACCTGCAAATACGGTAGGCTGCATTGTATTGTGCGTTTGATTACCGCCTTGATTACTTACAGTGCCTATACCGTAACCCGTAGAACTAAATACAACGACATTTCCGCCAGCCGCTGTGCCTCCTTGTCCAGCAGTCGTAGTAACTGGATCGGGAAGTTCGGATTTAATTAATGTATGCCGTTCTTCACCTTGATATGTGCCTATTGATCTCGTAGTCGGTGCCGACCATGGAGTATTGCCGCCAGATGCAACTAATCCGCTTAAACCCAGTGCTCCCGCAACAGCACCCCGTAAATCAGGTAAATTAAACGTCGTAACGCCATCTCCAACGCCAAAGGGTAATGCAGGAACCAATGCATTGAAGACATTAAATAATGCAGAATATGTGACTCTAGAAATTGCCAACCCATTGCATCCAAGCCATTTCGGATGATTTGTCTGAAGCACGCAGTATTTCAGATCTCCTACTTGGAAACCATCTACTGACCCACTTGCGGGGGTAAAGGTATTAGTTGTGGGGTCAAGTGTGCCAATAGTAATCCATCCTGGAGTTCCAGTGCTATTGTAAATCTTCCAAATCCAGGGATTAGCAGTATTATCTATCCATTGTGTGCCTGATTGCTTTTCAGCGGGTTCAGTCGCGTTAATAAAAGTATTCACCATCCTGCGCACAAGTGCATCTTGAGCGATTAGATTGAAATTAAGGCCTGTAGTCGCTCCCCCCCAGATATTTGCATCTCCACCAACTATAGGGAGAATCCAATTAAAATTTGTTGTACTTCCGGACATACTAAATACTCAATGTGTTAAAATTCTGTCTTAGATTATTCTTGCGCATAAGATTCTTCTCGAAATCTATAACTGCTAGTGAATAGGTAGTGGCAATCTCTGAAGATTGTAATGTGTCATGATAGAAGCGTTCCATGGCCTTCATTCGTACTAGATCGACTGTTTCGTCGGAGAACCAGATAGACGTATCACTGTCTACCACCGGATAAAATATATCCTTTTGATAGTAGTAAAGTGTAAAATCCGTATCGCCAGAAGCCAATGGGAATATATATAACGTATTGTCATATATAGAGTATTTGTTAGGAATGCCCTGTTGTGCATTGTTATTATAGAAGGCTATTAAGTTCGGGAATGTCACATCCGTGAACCCTTCTCTAAGACTATAAAGCACATTCCCAATATTAAATTGCACTGTTACCATAGAATTAAAATCCGCAGGTAATGGTGTACTAAATTGGGTATCAAGAATCGTTACGACACTACTCGTCTTAAAAGCCCAATAAAGCGAGGACTCCATATATTTAATGGCAGTAACTATGGCGCGCCCTACTGCAGTTTTATACGTAGCGACGCCACCATTTAGGAGTGTAGAAGCGTCTCTATTCGTATCATCTAAAATCTGCTGTATAAGCTCACCAAAGTTAACTGCCATTATCTACCTGTATTAATTTTCATCAGTACAGTAGAAGCTTACTTTCAGGCGTATAGTGCCTGCAGTTTGAGCCGTAGCAACAGTACCAGCAAGCGTCATAACTAACCTAGGCGCAGTTCCTGAGCCATAGAGGAAGTTAGTACCAGTAGAAACAACGCCCGCGGTCAAACCTTGTGCAATGTTAATTACCGTACGCATTTGATAACCTGTAGTAGTTATACCGTTAACGCCCATAGGAGCTGCAGAAATAAATCTAGCAGCAGTAGTTGCGTCACCGACACTAAAGGTCCCGGTTGGTGTAGCATCAGTATCAAGCTCAGGGCAAATTACTTCGACCTCAGCGATACGAATGCCATTGGCAGGTAGAGCACCAGCAGGAGTAGTAAACGTATCTGCGGACACTACTGCACCAGCTAACGTATATTGAAACTCAATCGTATAGAGCATTCCTGGCGATGTTCTAGCTGGGAATGAGCTATCCGGCGTGAGTGAAGAAAAAGCATATGCTGTCATTTGTTATCTCCTATATTGCACTATAGTTAACGGAAACAATCACAGCGTTATCATTGCTATTGAAGACTACTTTCTTAATTCCGAAAATACCCATCATCGCGATGCGTTGTAAATTGCCTACGTCTTGGAAGTCCGATTTTATTATACCAAATCTTCAATTAAGCTCGTTAGACTTAATCCGCTTTTTAAAGCTGCTACATATTTCTATGTAGAGGAGACTATATCATCAACCACTAGGGTTGTTATGCGCTTCCAGCCACTTGGCTGTACTCCCTTCCGGGATAGTCGTTGCACCTTCCTGATTTCTCAGGCTTGGCTCAGGATTGTCTACTGCTTACGCAGCTAAGAGGTTCCCTGAGTTCACATAATTATCATTCACAACTTGCGCTGTGAAGGCTCCATAAATTTTAAAGCCAGCTACATCTGCCTTCCCATCTGTATAGCCCTTACCAAACGCGATACCACCAGCATCACGGCCAGTGAAGATATTACGCCTAGAATTAGCAACAGCCGCGGAAGTACCTGAGTCAACACCGTTAGGTATCTTGTCAGAGTTAAATACGCGTGTTTGAGAGAAGATGAACGACCTTTGCATTTCGCCCTCGCCACGACCAGAAGTAATCAACGCTTGTTGAATATCCCTGTACTGTAGAGAAGCTGAAGCATCTGTTAGCAAGTCCATATAAGATTGCGTATGGCAATAGTAATGGTATTTGATTTCAGAGGTTTCAGAAAGTGGGCGAATGTACGGACGTGCTGTTTGCGCAACAGTTTCGCAAGTCAGAATGTCTGTAAGCTTAGCAGTTGCGGTTGTATCAGCAGCCACAGCTTGGTCAGTAGTTAAAGAGTTCGGTCTGATAATACGTGTTACACCAGCAGTAGTAGACGGAACAACAGCAGCATTTAGCCCTGTGATCTTAAGCCTATCGTTTCCAGAGTATGCTACACCATCATAAGTGATAGTAGTTGCGGTATTACCGGCAAGCTGATTAAACGCACCAAGAAGGCCACGAGTCTTCATCCATTCAGATTCAACACGATAAGTGTCTTCTGGAATGTC